GCGCCGGATTGACGAGCCGTTCCAGATTGACGGAATGAAAATAGACTATCCAGGCGATCCGCTTGCCCCGCCGGAGCTGGTGTATAACTGCCGGTGTACGATGATCTATGTATACCCCGGCCTGAAACCATCGCACACGGCGCACAAATTTGAAAGCTATGCAGAATGGAAAGAGCGGACAGGGGGCGGCAAGAATGGCAAGTAATACGGTGTATGAATCCCATGTAGGCGACCACCTGAGAGCCGTGGAAAGCAAGCTGAAGCAGGCCGCCCTTGTTATCGGGGGCATGGCCGAAGGCTACGCGAAGCAATACCTGACGGAGAGCGGCGCTGTTGATACCGGCCTTTTGCGTAATTCTGTGACCTATGGTCTGGAGGGTGAAAGGACGGCGATTGACAGTTATAAGGCAGACAAAGGCGACGCAACCGGGCATTATGACGGCAAGATACCGCAGACGGAGAACGGCGTCGTTCTTGTCCTGGGGTCAAATGTTGAGTACGCGCCCTATATTGAGCTGGGCACACGCTCCCGTGCCGTCGGCGCAAACGGCGAAGGCCTGAAGGGCGGTATCCGCCCGCGCCCGTACATCCGGCCAGCACTGGAGAACCACAGGCAAGAATATGCTGAAGCTATCGCGCAACTGTTGCAGGGGTGAAATACTGTCAAAAGTGAACTTCACTTTTGAGGGCTGTTTACTCATAATCAAAATCAAGGTAGAAGAACTTACCTTGATGCACCGGGCAAAAGAAACTGCCCCGAAGAAACGGAGTGTGCAAAATGGCATTGACACGTAAATTCCTTGAGGCCATGGGGCTTGAGGACGCGAAGATTTCCGCCATTATTGAGGAGCATGACAAGACCGTGACCGGCTTGAAAGAAGTGCGAGACCAATATAAGGCGGAGGCAGAGAAGAACGCAGAAGCTCAGAAGAAGTTGAGCGAGATGCAGGCAAACCCCGGCGAAGACTGGGAAAGCAAGTATAACACCCTGTTGCAGACCTTCAACGAGTTCAAGGCAGAGACGGCGAACCGGGAAAAGGCCGAGAAGGTCAAGGCTGCATATACGCAGTTGCTACGGGATGCAAACGTTGACCCCAAACGGATTGACGCCATTCTGAAGATCACCGACCTGGGTGATAAGAAGCTGAACGCGGAGGGCAGGTTTGACGATGCGGAACAGCTTACAGAGGGCATCAAAAACGAATGGGCCGCTTTCATCCAGGCAAGCGGGACGAAGGGAACAGACGTGGAAACGCCGCCGCAGACGCGGAACAGTTCTACCCTAACCCGCGCTGACTTGTACGCGAAGGACGAGCACGGACGATACAAGATGTCCACCGCCGAGCGTCAGAAAGCGTTGGTTGAAAACCCGGATATCATGAGAACATAAGAGAAAGAAGGGAATATCATGGCCGTTACCAATATCGAAAGCTTCACCAACCCCCGCGACAAACTGCCGAATGCCTATTCTGGCGCCAGCAACGTGAACGCCGTGACCGCGCGTGAGATCGACTTTGTCACCCGCTTTAATGACAACTGGGCTGGCCTGCGTAACATCCTCGGCATCATGCGCCCCATCCGCAAGGCTCCCGGCACTCAGCTGGTCTCCTATACCGCTGACGTCGCCCTGGAGGCCGGTAATGTCGGCGCTGGCGAGGTCATCCCGTACAGCAAGACCACGATCCAGCAGATCACCAAGGCTGATCTGCAAATCGAGAAGTACGCGAAGGCCGTGCCGATCGAGGATGTGAACAAGTACGGCGCGGCTATCGCCGTCGAGAAGTCCGATGACGCGTTCCTGACCAAGCTGCAGAACGTTGTCCTCGGCAAGTTCTATACCTTCCTCAACACCGGCTCGCTGACCGATACCGCCGCGACCTGGCAGGCCGCCCTTGCGAAGGCTCAGGGCAAAGTCCTGGACAAGTTCGCGACGATCCAGAAGGACGTCACCGAGGTTGTCGGCTTTGCCAACATCCTGGACGCCTATGATTACATGGGCGCCGCGGATATCACTGTTCAGACCGCTTTCGGCCTGAACTATATCCAGAACTTCTTGGGTTACAAGACCCTGTTCCTTCTGCCCGCTGCGCAGATCGCCCGCAATAAGGTTCTCGCCACCCCGGTTGAGAACATTGACCTGTATTATGCTGATCCTGGCGACAGCGAGTTCGCGAGACTGGGTCTCCAGTATACCGTGCAGGGCGAGACCAACCTGATCGGCTTCCATGCCCAGGGCAACTATGGCACCGCCGTCGGCGAGTCCTTCGCTATCATGGGCATGGCGCTGTGGGCTGAGTATCTGGACGGTATCGCCAACATCACCGTCTCCGGCACTTAATGTACAAAGTGCTTTCAGCGTTCTTTGACCTCAAGGATAGTAACAGGGAATACCGCCCGGGGGACACGTTCCCCCGGGACGGCCTGACGGTTGACGCGGCGCGGCTTGCAGAGTTGGCGTCAAGCAATAATCGCCTCGGCTTTCCGGTCATCCAGGAGATCAAGGAACAAAAGACAACCCGAAAGCGGGTGAAGACCGGTGCTGACTGAGGTTTGCGACTACATCCACAATTACTTTGAGATCGCCGTGGACAACGGTGAGCACACGATTGCGGGCGGCACGATTCTCGCTGGCTCCCTGCTTGAAGGTCAGCGCTTCATGATTTCCGGCTCTGCCCTCAATGATGGGATTTATACCTATCATGCCGATGGTATCAAGGATGACGATGACACGGATGCGGCGGAGCTGAAAGACGAAACCTTCACGGGTTCCGTCATTGCAATGGGCGTCCCGGTTGCTGTCCTGAAGATCGTGGCGGACATTGCCGCCTGGGCAGATCAGTACGGCGAAACCCTTGCAAAGCCGTACACGTCCGAAAGCTTTGACGGGTACAGCTATACCAAAGCGACCGGCAGCGGCTCCAATGCGGGCGGCGCTCTCACCTGGCAGGATGTTTTCCGCTCAAGGCTCAAAGCATACCGCAAGATTGCGTGACGGAGGCTGATATGTCGCTGATCGAGGACAGGATGGAAGATTGCGAACTGCTGTCGAGACCCGGCACGCCTGACAGCCTCGGCGGATACCTGACGGAGTATAGCGTCGCCAGCACATTCAAGGCTGCCGCTGTCAAGAATTCATCGGCTGTGGAGCGCGTGGCAGAGCGGCAGGGAGTCAAGGAAAGCTACACGGTGTATGTGCGCAAGGGCACGCCGCTTGGGTTCCATGATATCATCCGCCGCGTATCTGACGGGCTGACGCTGATATGCACGAGCAATATACGCGACAGGCAGACGCCGGACAGCGCAGGCCTTAATTACGCAGATGTGCAGGCCGAAGTCTACAGAATGGAGGAGGAGACATAATGCTGGACACAGCACACGCTCTTTACACGTTCTGGAGCGGCTTCGGCCTGCCCGCGTATACGGTTGACACCGTGCCGCATGATGCGGCAATGCCGTACATCACTTACAGCCTGGTTGAGACAGAGCCGCTGGAAACCGCAAGCCATTACGCGCAAGTCTGGTATCGCACCCAGCACTTCAGCGGTCTTCTCGCCACGGTTGACGCAATCAAAGCAAAACTCACAGACGGGACACAAGGCGCGCGGATTGACTGCCCGGAAGGGTATGTGTGCATCCGCCCCGCAAGCCCGCTTGTGCAGATATTGACGGACGCTGACCCGTCGGTCAAATACGCCTATATCAATTTGCAGATCAATTGTTATCACAATTGAAAGGAGTGCATAGAATGGCTGTTGCAGGAATGACCACCCCGCTGCGCCGGGACACCTATAAAAAGCTGGTTCTCAATGCCGGTGCTGTCCTGACCGGCTTTGACCCGTCCGAGTATACGACGGCGGCGGCGCTGAAGACCGCACTTGTTGCCGCCCTGGCCGATACTACAAAGGTTCTGGGCGCTACACGTGGCGGCAGCACCTTCAATTATACCCGCGAGATGCGGCAGGCCGAGGCCGACGGCGCGCGTTACCGCTTTGTCGGTGACACTTTCGTCGACGGCGGTGATGCTTTCATCGCTACCACTCTCCTGGAGCTTGGCGATGCTGGCATCCTGAAGAAGGCCTTTGGCACCGCTGATTCGACCACCACGGGCGACAAGACCGTGATGAAGATTCGCACCCGCATTAAGGATACAGATTATCTGCAGAACGTCTGCTATGTCTGCGACATTGCGGACGGAGGTTATCAGATCATCTGGCTCAAGAATGCTTTCAATACCTCCGACCTTGTCATTACCTACACGGACAAGGGCGAGGCAACCCTGCCGATCGAGCTTCACGCGTTCCAGGACGCCGTCGAAGATTACGATTATGCGCCGTTTGAGGTCATTACCCTGGCCGCTGGCACGTAAAGGGGAAATAAACGCCGTAGAGAAGCGGGGCAGGAATCGTCCTGCTCCGCTGATTTTATAGAAGGGAAGATGATACCTTGAAGCTGTCTCAGATGACAACCGACCAGGCCGCTGATACCTTGATGCAGATTGCACAGCCTGTATCAAACATCATGCACGATAAGACGATGATGGGGGCGCTGGAGAAGCTGGCAAAGAGCAACACAGAAAACCCGCTGAAGTACATTGCGGACAACCTGGGCACCGTGACTGTTGCTTTGCTGAAGACCCGCCGCGCCGATGTCTATGATATCATCTCTGCCCTATCCGGCAAGACGGTGCAGGAGATCGCCGCACAGAACTTCATGGTCACCCTTGCAGATGTAAAGGATTGCGTGGACGGTGACCTTGTAAATTTTTTCGTCTCGTCCAAGTAATACCGGCAGAGCAGACGGCAAGCATCATTGAAACCCTTGCCGTTTACGGCTGGCACGGCTGCGCGCATCTTGCGGCACTGGTTAACAGGGCGCATAAAGAAGAAGTATACAAGGCATATATCGCCACAATCCTCTGGTCTATCGGGCGCATCCTGGGCGGCGATGAATACCCGTTCCCGTCGTACACGGAGTATATAGAGCCGCAGGCAACAGAAAACAGGTCTGGCGACGAGATCTATATGAATCTGCTGAATAAGCTGGAAAAGGAGGTGAAGGGAGCAAATGCAGGGAACCGAGATATTCCGGTTGATGGGCAAACTGATGCTCGACAAAACCGACTATGACAAGGGCGTACAGGATGCGGACAAAAGCGGCAAAACGCTGGCCGACAACCTGAGCGGGTACATGGAGAAGGCAAAGAAAATACTTGTCGGCCTGGTATCCGTTGCAGCTATCAAAAAGGCTGCATCCGCCGTCTGGGACTTGGCAAAAGAGACAAGCGCGGCAGGCGACAGGATAGACAAGCAATCGCAGGCGCTCGGTCTCAGCCGTAAAGCGTTCCAGGAATGGGACTATATCCTTGCGCAATCCGGCGCGTCTATCGACAGCATGGGTATGTCGATGAAGACGATGAACGAGGCGATCCTGTCCAATTCTGCCGAGACCGCTTCAGGGCTGGCAAAACTCAAACTATCCGCCGCACAGTTACAGAGCATGAAGCCGGAGGAACAGTTTGAAACGATTGTCCGGGCGTTCCAGAAAATGCCCGCAAGCGCGAAAAAGTCCCAGCTTGCCATGCAGCTTTTCGGACGCAACGCGCAATCGCTCATGCCGCTCCTTAATTCATCGTCTGATTCGATTGATGAACTAAAAAAGCAGGCGCAAGACCTGGGCCTGATTATGTCCGATGAGGACGTTGACGCCTCTGTTGCCTTTGGTGACGCCCTTGACGATCTCAGCCGCACATGGACGTCATTCAAGTACCGCATCGGCGCCCAGTTCCTCCCCGGCCTGACAAACGGTTTCAAAACGCTTTCTTCCTCCGTCGGCAAAGTGTCCCATAGCTTGACGGATGCGCTAAAGACCGGCGATTGGTCGGGCTTTATGTCCACACTGACCGATGAGATCGGCAAGCTGATCCCAAAGGCTATAGAAAAGCTGGTCGATATCGGCAGCGGCCTCTTGCAGAACGCCGATAAGATTCTCGGCGTCGCCGCAAGCATCGTCGGCGGCCTGATCGACGGCATTGCAAGCGCGATCCCGGTGCTGATCCAGAAGCTACCCGACATCGTTGACACTGTCTGGGACGGCCTGAAAGGCCCTGTCACTCGTCTCGGCGATTCGATCATTGACGCCATCAATACCATCCTCGGCACCAACATTCCGCACCTTGACGTCATCGTCTCTTGGGTACAGGAAAAGTGGGCAGAAGTCAAAGGCGCGTTTGATACCGCCGCCGCCTGGGTCGACAAGGCTTGGAACGATACTGTCACCTGGGTGCAGAATGGCTGGAACGATATCAACAACGCCTTCAACGCCGCCGGGGAATGGGTAAACAAGCAAGTCGACACTGTTGTCAGTTGGACACAGACGCGATGGGCGACCATCAAAAAGAGCTTTGCCGACGCCCGCGCATGGGCCAAGGAAAAGCGCGAGGCCGCCGTTGACTGGGTGCGGAACAAGTGGGCAGAGATACAAAGCGCGTTCACGGATGCACGCACCTGGGTCAACGAGAAGCGCGAAGCCGCTATCAACTGGGTCATGAACGCATGGGAAAGCGTGCAGAACGCTTTCACCACCCTCGGCTCATGGGTCGGCACGACTGCCAAGAACATTACTGTTAATTTCCTCAGCACAGTCTCTGAATGGATTGAGCGCATCTGGAAGTGGCTGACCGGCGGCGGCAACGCTGGCGAGGTCACCATTGACTTTACCCAAACCGTCACCGACTGGATTGTCAGGATCAAGAATTGGCTGACGGGCGGCGTCAAGAACATCACCCTTGACTTCTTCGGCAAGGTCTCCGGTTGGGTCGGCACGATTTACAGCTGGATTAAAAATGGCATCAACGTTACTGTCAACTTCATCAAAGGTTCCGTCGAAAGCCTGACGAACGATACCGGGCTCTTCCAGGGCGGCGAGCCCTCCGGCCCCGGCTGGGGCGAATCCCTTGAGGTTAACGATGTCCCGTCTTGGGGCTTTGCAAAGGGCGTCCGGTACGTACCGTATGACGGTATTGCAATGCTGCACAAGGGCGAGACAGTACTGAACAGTGCGAATGCGAGGAACTACAGAAACGGCGAAGGTTTCAACCCTGACGATCTGTATCGCGCCGTCGCATCCGCTGTGCAATCCGCCGTCAGCAATATTGCCGTCAATCTGGACGGTAAAGCCGTCGGCAACGCCGTGGCCTCCCAGGTAGGCCGCAACCTGTACCAGCAGCAGAGAGGAAGGAGGGTGGCCGCGGTATGATGAGCAGGTATCACGTTTGGTTGAACGATATCGAGCTTACAGCGATCAACCCTGACCTGTATGTCGCTGACATTGCCTATCAGGCAGCCGTCCCCGTCGTCACGCTTTTAGGGCATGGCGGCGCGGACGGGCAATACAGCGCGGATGCTGGCAGGATTGAGAACAATAAGGTTACTGTCAACTTTTCCGCGCGGTTCTATAGCACCGCAGACCGTCAGCACGTTATCCAGGACATCAACAAATGGGCAGCGCGCGGCGGCTGGCTGAAAACCTCAGACCGTCCCGGGCAACGGCTGTTCGTCCGCTGCACCCGTTACGCCTCCGTCATCAGTGCCATGCGTTGGACGGAAGTGCTGTCTGTGGAATTTGCCGCGTATGACTGGCCATATTGGCAGGAGGAGACGGGCAACACACTGACCGTGGAACAAGGCAAGAGCGGCTATCTGTACCTTGCTGGTGTGCGCCCTGCCGGGATTGAGGCAACGGTGACGGCGACAGAAGTAATCAGCACTTGTACCCTTGTTTGCGGCGATACAACGCTAACGCTGTCCGGCATCTCTCTTCCGGCAGGCGGTACGCTAAAGGTTGACTACACGGACGATCACCATATACAGCGCATTGCCTGCAACGGAATCTCCGCCCTTGACAGCCGCACGGCGGCAAGCGATGACGAATTGACAGGGCAGCCGGGGCGCAACCTTGTGCGCTTCACCGCTGACGGCGCGGGTACGTGTGAATTCTGCGCAAAGGGGGTATACGTATGACGGGCAAGAGAAGGCCGCGGATGCATACGGCGCAGGGTTATGCCAAGCGTCTGCATCCGTCTCAGCGTTCTATCCATCTTGCGCTGAATCCCCTATCGACGATCAATTACACCCTGCCCGCAACAGACCACGTTGAAAACCTGGCTTGGGTGGAAGATACCGCACCGGACGGCGAGATGGGCTATTACAGAATAGCAAGCGTCAACACCGATACCCGGACGGGTACACAGGAGGTTTACGCTGAACACGGCGCTTGCTTGCTGGACGATCAGATTATCAGGGACACCAGCACCGGCGGCAACACCTTTTCATGGACGGGCACCATCCGCACGATACTTGAAAACATCCTGAAGGATAACGGCAGTTATCGCACAAAATGGCAGATCGGCACAGTTGAGGCCGACAGGACGATCTATATTGAACCGGGCGGAATGTCCTTGATGACGGCACTGCTGACAATGATGAACAGCATCCCGTCTTATCAATTGGATTTTGTCCAGGCCAGCGCCGACGATTGGCATATAGACATCAAGCAGCGCCCGACAGAGCCGGTATGTGAAGCACGGCTCAAGCGCAACCTGCAAAGCTGCGAGATCACGTACAGCACAAGCGGGATGTGCACGCGGGTATATTGCGACGGCATCACCGGCGGCGTCATGGAGAGCCAAAACCTGAGCATATACGGCGTATATGAACAAACAATGACGCTGAACGACGCGCTGACAACGGAAGACAAGGAAGCGATTGTTGCGGCATACCTTGCCCAGCACGATCATCCGTCTATCAGCGTCAACATCAGCGCCGTGGAGCTGTGCAATATCACCGGCCTGTCTATTGACCGCTTCAGGAAGGGCACCGTCCTGCGCGTCGCTATCCCCTGGCTTGGCATCACCGTTGATGAGGTTATCATTGAAAAGGATTACCCGGACGCGGAGAACGAGCCTGAGAACGTGATGCTGACGCTGGCAAACGCCACGCCGGATTTAAGTCTTGCCGTTGCCAACATCACCGGCGGCCTTGAGACATCGGCGGCGGGCGTCGGCAGCGGGCGCGGCGGTTCTGCCAGCAGCGCACAGCGCGAGACAGAGCAAGTCAAAAAGCGGTATGAAACAAAGTTTGAGAAGACCGACGAATACTTCCGCCTCCTGGCTACAGACACAGACTGGAGCAACCTGAAAGACGGGACGCTCCAAAGCTATGCGCAAATCGTCTTAAACTCTCAGGCATTCCAAACCGTGGTTGCAAACGAGCGCAACCATAACAGCACGACCATCACACAAACTGCGGACGCGATCACCTCCACCGTCATCGGCGTTACCGCAAGCGATGTCTTCATCGGCGACGGCACGAACGGCACAGAGGTCGGCAAGCGGTACAGGGTGACGCACAGGGATGCGGATGGCAAACCGACAGCATGGGTGGAATATACACCTGTGCAAAGTCAGATTACCCAGGAGGCAAACATGATCACTGCCGAGGTGACCCGCGCGACGGACGCCGAGAACACCCTGAGCGGCCGCGTATCCGTCACCGAGAACCAAGTCGGCATGGTGGTGGAGAAGAAGGACGGCAAGAACGTCATCAAGGCGGCGTCGATCGTCGCGGAGATCAACAAAACCACCGGCGACAGCAACGCCATCATCCAGGCTGACCACGTTTACCTGGACGCCAACAAGACCGCAAACATCGGCAATTCGTTCTTCATGAGCAGCGGCCAGATATGGATCAAAAAGGCGGTCATGATCGGCGAGTCCAGTCATGTGACCTTCAACAACGGCACGATGAACGCGCCGACAGTTCAGGTCAACAGCGGCGGCGCCCTAAAGTTCAGCCCGAGCAGCCAGAGCGGAACAGTAATCAGTATTGACCATGCCAAGGCGTCCGGCCTGCTGACTGAGGTACAGATTGCACAGCCCGCTTCCGGCAGCAATACCTATACGCTGCAATACAAGAAGGTCGGCGGCGGGGACACGTGGTTCACTCCGGCAAACGGGACTTTTAGCCGAGCCATTGCCTCCTGGACAGCGGTCGCAGGCAATGGCGCGGTGACGATGACCGCAAACCCGCAAAACCAGGCATTGACCCACGCGGTGAAGCCGATCAAGGTCAACGACGCCTTCGGCAGCACCTTTACCTCCAACGTGTACAACGGTGACGCCATCGTCAGCGGCATCGGCATGAAGCTGGTAGCCAACACCACGGACAATGTAGTCGAGGCGCGGCTGGTCGATTCCACGCTGGCAAGCGACACGCTGCTGGCAAAGCTTCCCGTGACCTTCGGCGGGAATGTAACCTTTGGCGATTGGACATGGAACAGCTACGCCGGGAGCAGCTGCCCGTCACAGCGCACGGTGAGCATTGACGCGTCGGACTCCGGCGGCGGATCAGATACCGCATCCCTATCCATGATGCTTTCGCCTCGCGGTTGGAACAAGGAAGGCGCGGGAGCCTACAAGCAATATGTGAACCTGTACGCGCCGAACACCGACAACACCGTTCGCGCCCAGATCACAGTGGACGCCACAAGCCTGGTCAGCAGTGCCCCCGTCTCCGGTTCCTGGGACGCGGATACTCAGACCTTCACGGCGGCGGTGGACACCAGCGGCACGTCCCAGACGGCCAGCACGAAAGTCCTGCTGACGGTGCAGAAGGCCTCGACCACCAGCGACCTGAACGACAAGCTTGACGTGCTTGTCCACCACGACAGCGTAACAGGCACAAACCTGATTGCGAACAAGCGCGTCACTCTGAGCGCGAACAACACCGCGGCGGCAGCCCTGAGCAACACCAACACGACGCGCACGGGCACGGCCAAGGTGCGGGCGGGCATCAGCTCCACCTATTACGCGGAGTTCGGGCACACCATCGCCGTGGACGGCGGCAGCGACATCGCCACGGCGGGCGGCACCAGCGACGTGACCTTCAGCCTGGACGGCGTCGTGGTCGGCAGGAAGCGCGTCAAGGCAACGTACAGCGGGGATGCCTCCGGCAATGTCACGCTGTCCTCGATGGCAGCGGGCAGCGGAAATGTCACCTACTCGCAGGACACGCAAAAGACCTATGTGTCCCTGCCGGTCGACTACACCCTGAGCAACGGCACCACAGGCACCAAGCCGGTCAATACCGTCAAGTTTCCCTTCGGCGTGACGCTGACACCCTCGAAGAGCGGCAGCAATCTCGCGGTCAGCGCGACGGTGCCCGGAACCAGCGGCGCGCTGACGGTCAACAGCGGCACCTATGCGGTCAGCAACCTGTACACGCTGACGGAAAAGACCGCGGCGCAGCTGAACGACGCCAGCACAGGGAACCGGCTGGACGGCGCGGTCGGCACGGTCATCAACGGGAATCTGTCCTATAGCACGGCCTACACCGGCATGGGCAGGGTATGGGCGAACCCCGCGGCGGTCAGCGGCCACACCGACCAGATGACGATCACCAGCTACCTGAGCAATGCCACATCCACATCTGCGTCGCACTACGCCAAGAAGGAAACCACTATCGCCCTGTCCTCAGACAAGGCGACCCTCGGCCCCGGCGAGGCGGCCACGATCAGCGCGAAGGTCGGAAGCGGAACCTATGCCAGCATAGCAGTCAGCGCGAGGGCGATCAACCTGCGCACGGGCGTGGAAGTGACACCGTCAACGGAAGCACAGACCATCAACTATGACGGGTACGATGGCCTCGGCACGGTGACGGTCAAGGCAGCAGCGCCAAGCGGCGGCGATCTGACCGCCTGGAGTTGGTCGGACGTCGGCAGCAGCAATGAGCACAACACGGTCAGCATCGGCATTGACGGAACCAGCAAAAGCAACAGCCTGAAACTGGTGCTGACACAGAGTGCAAGCTGGGACGCCAGCTATCAGAAAAAAGTCTACCTGCGCGATACAAGCGTCCAGGGCAATCTGCACGCCTCCATTACTGTTGATGCTTCGACGGTCTATACAGCAGGCCGCAACAGTTCGCGCATCACTTACCAACATTCGGCCACCGCAGCCGATGGCACTTGGGTGACATTCACGCCATCCAACCCTTATACCATCTCCGGCGAGTTTGTCGCCGTATTGCATGAAGGTGGCGCTCAATTCTTCTATGGCGGCGGTGGCGGCACACCGACGCCGACAGGACATTCCATCAGCGTCACAGCCGATGGCACCGACATAAGCAAGCAGAGCAACGGCACCTATGTTGACAAAAGCGGCAACACTGTTACCGTCAACGCTGACTTTGCGCTTGGCGCTGGTCATAACAAGCGTTTCAAGATCACTTGCGGCACTGCGACGTATTACATCAGAGTGACACCCACCTAACCGACAGTAAAGGAGGCATCCCCATGAACAAGTACGACATCATCAACAACATCATCGTCAACCTCGACAGCGTGCAGGTGCAGGGCATCGCGGCGATGAACGCCCTGGTCAACACCGTGCGCGACCTGAACACCCTGGCGCAGATGCTCCAGCAGGAGGACGAAGCCAAGGCCAAGGAGAACGGCGGCGAGGATCACCAGAGCGAGGAGCCGCAGGCCGAGTAAAGAAAGGGAGTGAGCCGCATGGCAGTCATACCCATTGAGCGGACGGTCAGCCTGGACGAGCCGATCAAGGTCGAAAAGCTGACCGGCACGCTGTTCACGGCGGAAAGCAACGCGCACAAGTTCATCATCACATGCACCCGCGGCGGTGATCCCGAAGCGGTCACGGGCACGGTGACGGCGCGCTTCAAGCGGCAGGACGGCAGCGCGATCTTCATCACCGGCGGCGTCGAGGACGGCGCGGCCTGTGTGGTGCTGACCGCGGACTGCTACAACCAGCCGGGCAGCTTCCAGCTCACGGTGTTCACCACCGAGGGCGGCAGCACCCTGGCGATCTACAGTGCCGGGGGCGTGGTGACCAGCACCGTGGACGGCGAGCTGATCGACGGCGGCAACACGATCCCCCGCAGCGTGGACGAGGTCGCGGCCTACCTGGAACAGTACGCGCCCCGGGTGATGACCGGCGCGACGCCCACCACCGACGGCGTGGCGGGCCTGGTGCCCGCGCCGAACAGTCTGGCGAGCACGTACTACCTGCGCGGGGATGGCGTATGGGACAATGTCCGCGCCCTGGTGGAAGAAATCCTCCCGCTGAAGTGCTACCCGGCGGATACAATGGGCATGCCCATGGCGGGTGAAAACAATCTGCTGATCTCGGACGCGCAGCCGCACGCCATGCCCTATCAGATCGTGGTGTTCTCCGACGGGCAGAGCCATGACAGCGTCACGGTGTCCTTTGCCTACTACGGCACGGATATGGGCACCTATGTCCTGGACTTTGTCGAGAAGACAGGCGCGCCGCTCACGGCGTCCGTGGTCGTTATCGAGAACGGCAACCAGGTCAAGGTCGGCTCCAACATCTGGATGACCACGCTGGCCTTTACCCTGGACACACCCGTCACTGTCCCGCAGCGGACGTTCGGCCTGTCTACCGACGTCGGCACCATTGCGATCTACTACCGCCAGAACCTCATGGACAGGGTGCAGGCCATCGAAGCCCGCGTCACAGCCCTTGAGAACGCCAGCACCTAAGGAGGGGAGCACATGCAAATCATCATCAACCGCACCGTGCCCCTGGACGATCTGCTGACCGTGGAGACGCTGCACGGGTACACCTTTACCAAGGAACAGTCGGGCCATGTGTTTGACATCGCCTGCACCGCGAACGGCGAAGAGCTATACCTGGAGGGCACCTGCTACGCCTACTTCCGGCGGGCGGACAACACCACCGTGCACCTGAACACCGAGGACGTGGCGCAGATCGACGACATGACCGGCCACGCGGTGGTCACGCTGCATCCGGATTGCTACAACGTGCCGGGGCGCTTCCAGCTTTCTGTCTACAACGCCACGGAGAGCGGCACGGTCTGCATCTACTGCGCCGTGGGCATGGTGCAGGCCGCCGTCAGCGGCACCATGCTGGACGTCAGCGGCAAGAGCGGCTATGACACCGCGGTCTTCGCCCGGAACGTCGGGGCCATCGAGGGCGAGCTGGAGACGGTGCGCGCCGAAAACGCGGGCATCATCCAGGCGCTGGCCGGGGCGAATGTCATGTACCTCAATACGCCGAATCTGCTGAAACAGAATTGGTGGACGAACGACGGCGACCATGACATCATCTACGGTAATGCCTCCATGTACAGCGGCAGCGACACGCCCTACATGAACAGCATCATGAGCAACCGCCGCCAGGATTTCGACCACGAACCCACCGCAGAGGAGTCCGCGGGCGCTTACCGCATCTACCACCGCACAGCCGGAACGGACAGCAGCGGCAACACCTGGACAGAGGCCTGGATTGTGCACTGGCAGGTGGATGACAGCATCAGCACGGCCCCCGTCACCCTGACCGGCGATGACATCATAACCGACCAGGACGGCGAGGTGTACAAGAAGGCGATCCAGTACAACATCACCGCGAACACGGCCTACGGCAATATGGAAACCCTGCACTATAACCACGGCGTGTGGCAGCAGAAATTCGCGGCGGGCAATCCTCCGGCGAAGGCTTACGGCGATATCGAGCAGATGGAGGTCGGCGAGACATACACCGTATCCTGCTGGGCACGGGTCATCAGCGGCGACGGCGCCTGGATGAAGTTCGGCTGGGGCGGCACTTATTCCAATGCGATGGGCTTTCCCGCTGACCGCTCCGGCGTGTCCGACTGGGTGGTCGTCGACAGCGCCGCGTGGAAGCGGCTCTCCTGGTCGTTCGTCTTCAACCCGACCGGGGATCATTACACCGAGACCACGGCGGACGGAGTGACCACCCGCACCTATAACTGGGAAAAGCGCGTGGCCTTCGGCGTGGCCCGGAAGTACACCTCCGTCATCCAGCTCACCGGCTTCCGCCTGACCAAGGGCGGCCTGTACGGCAACAACACCATCGACACCCTGGCCGCGCAGATCAAAGACCTGGAAGCCCGCGTCGCGGAGCTGCAGGCCACCGTCCTCGAAAACGCTTAAGGAGGGATCACCCATGACCAAACGCGAAACCCGCGTCATCAACGCCTTCATCAACTGCGTCAAGGCGGGCGAGTTTACCCCAGACTACGCCATCACCCTGATCGAGGACAACCAGCGCTATGGCTGGCTCACCGACGAGGCGAAGGAAGTGTTTTATACCGCGCTGGACGCCTACGAGGCCGCGCAGACCGCGCCTGTGGCAACGCCTGCGCCTGCGCCTGCCGCGTCCGATACCGCGGATGAACAAGAACCCACCGATGAGGACGAAACGCCCACAGAGGGCACAGAGACCGCCACAGAGGGTGATGCGGAGTGAACAGGAAGACGAAGCGCGCCCTGCGTCGGCTGATCCTCATCACCTGCGCGGTGCTGACCGGCTGCGTCGTGGTGGGCGTGGTGACGGAGACCACGGTCTTTGAGCCGGATGTGGAGCTCCTGCGCGGGGCGGACGGGCATACGCTCATCATGCGGATCACCAACCGCCGCGTCAGTGTGTTTGATGTGCTCAAGGAGCGCGAGTACCGCGCCGCCTACGCCGAGCGCCTGGACGCGATGCAGCAGGCTTTCCCGTATGACCGCATCCAGGTCGAGATCGACAGCGCAGGCGGCGTGGTGCGTGCGGCCCGTGGCATCGGCAAGGCCCTGGCGGAGCGCGGCGAGTACAAGCACATTGTGATTGACGGCGCCTGCGGTTCATCCATGATCCAGATACTGGCCCTGTCCCGCCCGGACTACGTCAGCATGACGGAGCGCAGCGCCATCATCCTGCACCAAAAGAAAAACGCCCTGACCTGGGCGGACACGGGCAACAACGCGGACGAGGTCGCCGGGATCATGGCCCTCACCGGCCAGGATGAGACGACGGTGCGCCTGTGGTTTGCCGGTCTGGGCGAGAATCGGCAGACGCATTTCAACCGCGCCCAGGCCGCGCAATGCGGGTTTCTGGGGGCGAAGGAGTGGAAGGAGGACGGCACATGATACACTGGTCACTGGCTTTAGGGGCTTTCCTCGCGGGCGCTTTCGTCGGCCTGGTCATCATGGGGCTGGCCGCGTCCATGCACGGCGGTGATGACCCGTGAAAGCATCCGCCGTACTGTTTGCCGCAGAGGGTGACCAATATCTCGGCACGCCCTACAGCGAAATGGACTGTCAGGCGTTTGTTGAAACCATGCTGCGCGGCGTCGGCATCAACCGCAATCTCCGCGGCTCCAATGCCTGGTTCCGGGAAATGGACTGGACGGGCACGCCGGAAGAGTGCAAGCGCGTGTTTGGGTGCATCCCCCTGGGCGCCATGCTGTACATCTGGCAGCCGGACGGCGCGCCCTCCCGGTACAAGGACGCTTTGGGCAACGCCACGCACATCGGCGTATATATCGGACGCATGGACGGCGCGATACATTCCAGCCAAAGCCGGGGTAAGGTCTGCTATTCCAAGTTTGCAGGCAAGACCATCCGCGGCGGCTGGAACCGTGTAGGCCTCTGGCACGCGCTCGACTACGGGCAAAAGATCAATGGTATCCTCAACCACAACAACCCCCAAGCAAAGGAGGAGCAACCGATGCAGACAATGCAAATCAATTGCCCTGCTGGCGAAACCGTGCGACTTCGCGCAAAGCCGTCCACCAATGACGCGATAATTGCCAAAGTGCCGAGCGGTGCCATCGTACAGGGCGCGGACTACGACCTGGAATGGTCACGGGTGGAGTACAACGGGCAAACCGGGTACATGATGAACAAGTACCTGGCGCCCATTCCCGCGCAGACCGTCACCACACCCACGGATTTAGCCCCTGTGACGCTTCCGGCCACAGGTGACACAATTACACTGACCCTTCCGCGCAACGCCGCGGAATGGCTCAGGGACGCGCTGGTGAGCGTTCTGGGGGTGGGCTAAATGCAGACGCTACAGCCCATAGAGGGCATTACCCCCAGCACGCTATGGACATTTCTGACCGTGCTGGTCGGCATCTGTGCCCTGATCGTTCTGGGTGACAAGGTGCTGACCGTCTTCCGCAACGCGCAGCGACGCAAGAAAGAGCCGGAGGACAAGCTTGCCGAGGAAATCAGCGCAAAGGTTCTGGAAAAGCTGGAGCCGCGCTTTCAGGCAATCGACCAAAAGCTCAGTAACGACAAGGCCACGATTGACAGCCACACACGGCAGATAGAAAGCCTTGCCAAACGCGCAGACGGCACGGATACCGGCATCAAAGCCATCAACCGGGGCGTGCTGGCCCTGCTGAACCATGCCTTGCACAACGGCAACACCGACGAACTGGAAAACGCCCAAAAGGGCATCAATGACTATCTGATCGACCGATGAAAGGAGCCATGAGAAATGACACGCGAAGACATCATTCGCAAACTGACAAGCCGCAAGCTGTGGGTCGCCCTGGTTGGCTTTGTGACGGGCTTGCTCGTCTACTTCGGCCAGACGGAGCAG